GAAGCCGACATGAAAGGGGATGATTTCTGGAAGAAGCGGTACGACGTTCTTCAAGCAGAAGTAAACAACAAGGACGCTTGGTGGAAGGAGCGGTATGATACCCTGTATAAAGAGTATCAATCTGAACGACAGCTTAGTAATGAGATTGTAGAATCTTTCCGTACAGAGTTAAACGCTATCAGAGCAGACTACGAAAAGCAACGGGATTTAGATAAGCAAAAATACATGGAGCTTATGTCCCAATACGAAAAATTCCAAATGGAATCTAACCATCATAACTTAGAACAGGTAAACCGTATCAATCAATTAGAAGCTCTTGTGTTGGATTATGAGAAGAAACTAAAGATAAAATGAAAAAACAAATAACCATATCGGTAGGCACTATCATAGCCGTTGCCATTGCGGTATTGATAGGATATTTCTGGGGGCGTTCTTCTGTAGAACTTCCCCAGCCTTCTGTTAAAGAAGTAGTGCGTTGGGAGAAAGAGCCGTACCCCATACATGATACCATATACCGTCCGAAGCCCTACCGGGTAGAAGTGCCGGTTGACCGTCCTGTCCCGGTTCCGACCGATACAGCGAAACTGTTTGAGGTCTGGAAAGATTATTATCTCAAACGTCACTATACTCTGGATTACTCTTCCGATACCGTAGGAACGTTTCGTGTAGATGTGTCCGTACAAGAAAATAAGCTGGTTTCTGCCACTTCTACCGTTCAACCTAACCGTAGGGTCATCGAGCGTACCGAAACTGTCTACAAAGTGCCTAAATTAACTCCATGGGCTATGATAGGGACTTCTCCAGACTTAACTACCAATAAAATTCAGTTTGGTCTGAATCTAAATAACAAATATATGTTTGGAGCAACAGGTATTCGTATGGATAACAAGTATGGATATACATTAGATTTTGGAATAAACTTTTAACATATGGACATTTTAGAAGCAGAAGAAGTATTGTTTGGTGAAGGCGGTTCCTACTTTGAAAAAGCAAGAGCCGTTGGAGATATTCACCCTAATGGTAAATGGGTGTGGACTCAATTACCTTCTGGTAAGTTCGACTGGCGTACCATCAAGCAAAAGAAAGAACCCGGTCAGGCAGACACTTCCGGCGGTAAGAAATCCGCAGAAACTAAAACGAAGCAAAAGAAAACCATAGAGGATTTTGCCCGTGAAACGGATGATAAGGTATTAGAACGTGCTGCTAAATCAGGCGATGAGAAAATAGCCGCTGCGGCAAAGAAAGAGCTAGCCCGGAGGAAGAAGGAACAGCCCGTCAAGAAAGAGGAGAAGAAGCCGGAAGAGAAGAAATTTCAATCACCGAAAGAATCCCCCAATGGTAACAAGGAAGTTCCTTTGGATGGTCGAAAACTTTTGGAGATTAAGGATGCAGACGGAGGACTTTGGGTTGCTTGGTTGAACGGAGATGGAACTTATTCAGCTGCTCGTCCCCATAAAGACGGATATGCCGATACGACGTACAAAGGCAACGAACTTAGTACAGGAAGTTTGAGTGAGGGAGTTTTCCGCTTTGGTAATTTCGATAAGCAAGGACTGAAAGAAATGGCTGCGGCTAAAAAGAAATTCTTCACGAAGGAGGATGAGGCTCATGCAGCGGAAATTTACAAGAAGAAAGCCGAAGAGGAAAAGAAGAAAGCTAAACGCCGGAAGGAGATAGAAAAGGTGGAGAGCAAGGTTGATAAGACCTTTAACAAATCTTCTTTCCCAGACGGAGTAAACCGTATATCCTACCGTGGAGCTGTTATGGGTTTGACGGATATGGGAGACGAGACGAATTACAGCACTGATTACGGTTTTCATATGACCGTTGACCAAGCTATCGAAGCGGTAAACAAATATGCTCCTCATGCCGTAAAAGCAATGAAACTACGTGAAAGTCTACCGCCAGAGGTTCAAGAATCGGTAAACGATTATATTGAAGACCCAAATAAGCTGGGACGACTGACGAAGGTTCTTGTAAACGGAGGAGATTTCAACGGGGACGAGGATTTGGAACGCTTTTACCGTGATATGGAAACTTTTATCGAAAAAGGGGCTATCCGGGAGGACGTTGAGATGTCCCGTTCTATTGGGAAGGATTTGTGGAACAAAATCAAAGACGCTTCTGAATTTGAGAATCTTGCTCTTTCCTCTTGGAGTATGGGAGATAAGTCCGGGGACTTCTTCGGAGACTACCGTGTAATCTGGTCAGCCCGGAAAGGCGAAAAAGTCGCTCCTATTGGTACGATTGATTTGTTGGAGTTCGTGGGGTCATCTGATTTGAAATTCAAAATAACCGAAAGGGGCAGTAATTACGTAAAAGTAGAAACGATATGAAAGCCAAAAAGGATTTACCAAGGTTCTTTGTAAAAGAAGATGAAATCAAAGTTCTTGATGAAAAAGATGTTAAGATTATCCAGTTGAAAAAAGAAATCAAGGATTTGAGAGAACGCTTAGATAAGATTGAGAAGCAGTTGAAGTCACAATTATAATTCTAAAAACAACATATTATGTATACAGGAGAAGACATTAAGAAGCATCGTCAGTCCTTGATGGATAATATTTTAAAGTCTTTCGAAGGTTCGGAACCGCTCGGAGGGGGAAATTCTTTGGGACTTATCAATAAATCTGAAGAGGAAGGTTTAGAGAAAGCTCATCAACAAGGAGACATTCACCCTAATGGGAAGTGGTACTGGGAAAGTTCTGCCGCAGGAGGAAAGGGAGACTGGAGAGTGATAGGAGGAAGAAGGCACAAGCAATCTTCTTCCGTTGCTCCGAAAAAGGAAGATAAACTACGTCCTATGACTGATGAGGAATTAACCGAGAAATTCCAAGAAGATTTGATACGGATAAATGACCTCAAACCTAAAGCCGTAGACTTTTCCAGCATTAAAAGTATCAAGGAGGGTTTGGAGTATTTTGTTCCCGGAATTAAGTTCAAAAAGGAAGGCAAAGATTGGGAGGTTTATGTAGATAAATATGATACCGGAAGGACAGTCAAGATAGATGATATATTCGCCTTTTCTAATTTCGTGCAATATTTATTAGACGAACAAACTCATAGACGGGAAGCGTTAAACCCTATTGCCTTGAAATATTATTCTAAATTGTCGGAAAAGGTTTGGGCTAAAGTAGATGAAGGCAATAAATTGAATCAACAATCTGAATTCTTCCAGAAGAAGTATAAAGAGAATATTGAGGCTATTAAACTCAATTTGGAGATTAAGGGAGATATTAAGCCCATGACCTTCGAAGAAGCTAATCACGGTAGAGGAAATCCCTTTTATTACAAAGACGGTTTGTATCAAATTAACTGCCAGACTTGTGTAGTAGTACACGAATTGCGTTTGAGAGGATTCGACGTAACTGCTAAACCAAAGGTTAGAAATATACAAGATAAAATGGCTATGGATTCTACGTATGTTTGGGAGAATCCAGTAGACGGTGAACGCCCAAGGGAATCCAGAGTATATTGGAACAAAGAAAATATTTATGAGAATATGAAAGGTGCTCGTATGACTGCTAGTAGGGGTGAAAATATGCGTATCAATCTAAACAAAGAAATGAAGGAAACGGGAAGATACGAAGTTGCTTATATTTGGAAGAGTGGAAGTAAACGATATGGTCACATCATTACAGCGGAACGACATGCAGATGGGAAACTGACGTACTATGACCAACAAACAGGTAAGGCTGTTTCAGAGACTTCTATGATACAAGGTGCAGATGTATCTCACTCCATCAGAGTTATAAGAGTAGACAACCTGTTATTGAAATCGGATTTGGTTAGAGAGTATGTAAATAAGAACAGCAATGAAGATTAAGGAAGAAAAAGCAAAGCAAATCGCCAATAAACTATTGAATTCTGGCGATAAATTTGAATTGAAACGAGTGGACGATTGGGGGAAAGAGATGTGTTTTTTCGCTTATCCTAAAAAGTCTAAACCGGGAGAGTTGATTGGTTTACCAATTTATATAATGGTAAATGATGAAGCAGTAGCTCGCTACGCTACGTCAGAGGAAAGAATGGAAATTTTATCAAAACAATAAAGATATGAAACCAAAGAAGGAAGTAGTTAAAAATAGTCACTTCATTCCTTCTCCTTTCCCGGTTGTAACGTCTTATGAAAATGAATTTTTAAGAGTTTGGAATAAGAACACAGCAGAGGCAGTAGCGGAGGTTTTGAAATATATAGCCAAAGCAACTGCCTTCGCTATTAAAGAATCGGAGGAGAAGAAATGAAAAAAGCAGTTCAACAAGTTTTTCTAATCATTCTTAGTATTTTGTACGGCGTTACGTTTTACTTAACGGGAATGATATTGTATTATTTGTCTAAAGTATTTAAAATTATTGGACATGCTTTTATGCTGGAACCTCATTCCGCATTAGAGGAGTGGAAGACATTCAGAAAGCATTTTACAAATTTAGGAGATTTATGATTTTTACTCAAGGACAAATACAGGACATGTTAGCAATATTACGGAAGTATGAGCTGATATTTGTAGCCGGGCAATTAGGCTTGGACTTCTTATCTCAAAGTGATAAGAATATCCTTCTGGCGTCCGGGATAAACTTAGACCAATTTAAGAACAAAAAGGGCATTGTAGAGCACGCTTTTCTTTTTGGAGTATTAGCGGAAGCAATCGGAGATTCAAGGGCAGAGCAAATGAATTATGACCAATTCAAGAGGTTTCTCGCTTCGGGGAAGTTCATACCATTAACCGAAGAAGAAGAATTTGCTCTTCAAACGGTCAAAAATCGTGCTTATACGGATATTACCAGTTTGGGAAATCGTATGCGTACTGCTGTGTCAAATAATATCTTGAAGAACAATCAAGAGCAAGCTGTAATGGTTCGTAATATGATACGACAAAAGACCATTAAAGCAACCGAACTTCGTTATGGAGCTAGGAACCTAGCAGCGGACTTTGCAGAAACTTCTAAAGATTGGGAAGTGGATTGGTTGAGAATAGCGTACTATCTTACTCATGAGGCTTTCAATTCCGGAAGAGCCCAGAGTATTTTGAAAGCGCACGGAGAGGACGCAGAAGTATATTTTGATGTTTATCCCGGTGCTTGTAAGCATTGTAAAGAGCTTCTATTAACCGACCCAGAGGACGTTAACAGTAAGCCAATTGTTTTTAAATTGAAGGAAATTATAGCTAACGGCAACAACATTTATCGAAAGGTAGCAGAATGGAAAGCGACCATATCTCCTATACACCCGTATTGTCGTTGTACGATTAACTTCAAGAAGCCAGGCTTTGATTGGAATCCGGAAACTCGTGCGTTTACAACGCCTATTAAGCGGAAATCTAAAAATCCAAAGTTAAAGAATGTGAAGTTGAACATTAAAATAACTAGATAGAATGGTTGAAAATGAAAAGTATTTAATTGTTTCCCCTCATTCAGACGATGCTCTATTGTGTGCCGCCCACGTAATACTCGGAGACGGTTTTGAGGTAGAGATTGTTACCGTAGAGAATGACCCTATACGCATTGAGGAAGACAAGAAATTGTATGGATTCTTGAATATTCCTTTTCATCATTTGGACGTAGAGTTCAAAGATGAAAGTTACTACGGTCATAAAAAGGAATATCCTCAAGGCGTAACCGTTGAAAATTCGTTCGCTTATTTGAGAAGTTATCTTGGTAGCGATACACTGAATGAAATTGAAGAAGCTCTTCACAGCTTTATCCGTAAATTTTTTAAAGATAAAAAACACCGTGGTTTTAAAATTCTTGCTCCTTGGGGTATTGGTCATCCGTTCCATCTTTTCGTTCGTTACTGCGTTCAATTGGAAGTTTCCAACGCAGAATATTATAGAGAGTTTCCCCACTCATACAAAAAGAGAGCTCAAGCTCAAGTAGAACTCCAATCCAGAGAATATGAATTAGTACGTAGTGTTCCAGTTGAGGGATTTGCTGATATTAAATGGAAACTGGCTAGAAAGTTCTACCGCTCACAGTCCGGGCTTCTCTTCTACGAACAAGGTTATATCAAGAAGAATTTGCCCGAAGAAATCTGGGCAAGAGACGTATTACCGTTTTGATTATGAGAATACTAATTGCTGATTTTGAAATAGCTAAATACGGCGGAATCATAGAACACGTTTCGGCAAAGGTCAAGGCTTTAAAAGCTCTTGGCCACTTTGTCGATATAGCTCAATTGACTGCCGCTTCTACTACTCAAAGAACTTATGAAAATAAGGTCAAGAAGTTAGAGCAGGGAAAGTTTCAGGAAGGTCTGAAAATAAACTCCCAAAACGGAGGGTATGAATATGACGAAGCGACGGGGTATTGGAAGAATAACTATTATGGGTTTTTCCTGCCGCCTAGCAATCGAATAGGAGTGTTTGAAGAGAACGCTCTTGAAAGATGGAGAAAATTGGTTAGCAGCTTCGATTTGATTATGTGGAACTTTATGCCTACTAAATCAAGCGTTTGGGGAGAAAAGGATTTTTCTTTTTGGTGGAAGTTCTATGACCTTCCGACTTCTAAGATTAAACAAATCTTTATCGCTCACGACGCTTATTTTGACGTCCGGGCTTCAAACGTTACCGCCTTGAGGGAAAAGATACTCTTTATAGAGTGCGCCCATATCGCTGCCTATCGTTGCTGTGAACATCTGGGTATACCAAGAACCCTACTACTGAATCCCAGATACTTGGAAAAAGGAGCTAAAATGCCCATTCGTATGATGAATAAGAGAGGAATTGACTTCTTCGCCGCTCATATCTTTAAGAGTATGAAGCACGTTGACGACCTTATCCGTGCGGTTCCTTATTTTAATGAAGAATGGGTAAGTAATTCCCCTGATGAACAATATTTCCCCTTTAGCGTAGAAATAGCAGGTTCCGGAATAGAGCAGGCGTATATGGTAGCTCCTACGAAATGTAAAGAACCTTACAAAGTAAGTCTCAAGCGTGACCCGGATGCTCCTCAAGAGTGGATAGGAAAAAAAATTTGGGATAGAGCGGAAGCTCACGGCATGACTTATCTTGGTCAGATAAGTTCGGAAGAAGTAAACCGCAAACTCTTAAATAGTAAGTTCGCCGTTGACCCTTCTTGGGCGGCACACTATTCTCAATATTGCCATACTCATATTAATGGGTTTATTATCGAAGCTATGCTAAACGGTTGTTATCCAGTGTTAAGAGATTATAGAGGTCTGGATAAAAAGGTGAATGAGGATTTTTATGACCCTTTGTTTGAAAGTATTAATGCTATTTATATCCCGTGGAACGCTACGCCGAAGGAGTTTGCGAAAGCGTTGAAGAAAGCAGCCCGGATGAGTCCAGCGAAGTACTTGAAAGATACCAGAGAAAATTTTGCCCTA